CCGAATCCGGCAAAAGAATCTTTGAGGCTCCCTAGCTAGAAGGGGCGGTGTGGCCGCCCACCATGACCGACATTCGTCGGAAACTCATTCGGGTTCCTTGTAGAGCTTGGCGCGCACGGCGCAGTCCTTGGCCTCCAACAGCTTGCGCAAGCCGGCGGTGCGCTCGGCGTTCTGCGGCAGCATGTCGACCATCCACGTGGCCAATTCGGAGAAGCGCGCCGAGACGATCTGCAAGTGCTCGGGCAAGTGCTTGTACTCGAAGAACTGCATCATGCGGTCGGTCGCCATCAGTTAAATCCCTCTATCCAATAACGCAGCCCTTCACGGTCGTGCTGCTGTACCGCCAGCATCCCCACCATGGGTAGCATACCCTGAATCGCGCCGGCATTCTCCGGGTGCTTACGCATGTCCGACATCATCGAAGAGAGCGCGTTGGTCAGGTCGCCACGGTCGAGATATTCGAGTGCGCGCTGCTTGCACCATGCTAAGTGTTCTATACGGGTCATGAGAACCTCGGGAACTGCGCGCCACGCTGCTGGTCCTGATACTTGCCGGAATAGCCCTTGGTCGGATGATCCAGCTGGTGAAAGACGACCTGCGCAATGGCGTCGCCTTGCTGCAAGCGGATGAAGCGCCATGAGTGATTGGTCAGTTCGACGGTCAGCCAGCCACGGAAGCCCGGGTCGATGAACGTGTTCTGCACGCACAGTCCACGCCGTGCGTTGGTGCTCTTGTCCATGACGACACCAGCGAGATCGTCCGGCATACTGAACACCTCGATGGTAGAGGCGAGCGCGAAGCGGCCGGGCCACAGGACCATGTTCTGATCGATGCGCACGTCGTAGCTGGCGTTCGACAAACCGTAAGACAGTCCGTTCTGATAGCCTTTGGCTACGATTGGCGTCAACGGCTTGCGTGCGTAGATCGACTCCATGCTCAGGATCATCGCAGCTGTATCTCCCAGTGATCGGCGAACCACCAAAACTGCTCGGCGCGCATCGGTGACGATTCGTAGACCATCGGGTTCTTGCCGTCCTCGTCCAGCGACGTCGCCTCGAAAGTTGCGCCCCAACGCTTCTCGCCGAACGGCAACCACATCGAGGGGTACTGACCAATGGAGACGATCTTCGACTGAAAAATATCGTCCGGGAAAAGAGCGTTGCCTTTGACCGTGACGACGTCGCCCACCTTGAGATCGGTTTCTACGTTCACGGCTTGGAATCTCCAACCGTGCGTGCGGCTAAAAAGTTCTTGATCTCGTCGTAGCGCCTACCGAGCCTATCAGCGTCCTTGCCGTCGAGATACTGCATGGACAAGAAACACGGGTAGCCGTTGACCGAGCGCGGACTCGCCTTGTCCATGTACTCGTACATGAAACTGATGCCGTGCGCCTTCATCCACTCGACGTCGTCCGCACTGAGGAACGACATAATCATGAACACCATGGGGATTTGGCTGGTGTGCTCGACCTGCATCGAGGTGAAGACCTTGCCCGCAATGATGTCCTGCGCCAGCTGCTCAAGCTCGGCGTCGGTCCTGCGCTGATAGCTCTTCGACACACTCACGACCGGGTCGAACTGCTCGTCAGTCATTTTTTCCACTCTGCCATGGCCGCCGCACGGGCGCGCTGATAACTCAGTATTTCGGGGTTACCGGCAATGTCGCGCGCCTCCTCCAAATTGGGTTCACGCAGTGTCAAGTCGAGAGTGAATACAGCGATATGCCCACAGTAAAAACAGATCGAGACGTCGCCGGGTTTCGGCTGCACCTCCTCCAAAGGGTCGGTCGCTTGGTCGTTGAGCTTGCCGCAGCTGATACACGTGCGACCGGGGAACATCGGACCATCGGTCATTGCAGGATTCTCAGTCATCTACCAACTCCAAGAGGGAAGAACGGGACCGGCGGTAGCTTAGGGGGCGTTGGCCGGTCCCGCCTTTCCGGCATGGAAAGTGCCAACCATGCCGAAACCTCACTCATCGTCGATCTGGTAGGTGACGCCGGACGCACTGAGCAGTGCCTTGGCAAAGTCGATGGCGGTCTCCAACGGGCAGACCAGCCACGCCACCGGGGTACCGAAATCTATGCGCACGTTGTCACCATCACGTGCCACAGCAAAGGTAAGTGCGCCCTCGTCGGTCTCGTCCAGCTTCCCTTTCGGGAAGGTGCCGGTCGCACCAAGCTTCAGACCGAAGTTACGGTGTCCCTTGATTACCATGATGTGTCCTCTCGTCGATAAGCCTAAACGCCTCGTGTCGGTTTGGCAATGCTCAAGGGATACCAGAATCGTTCTCGACGAAGAACTCGGCGATCTCGACCGGGATGCCATCGACCTGAAACTTCCGCCACAGTGTCTCAGGTGCGACGCGTGCCGGCAGCGCCAACATGCCCAGCATCGACGCCTTGACGTAACGATGGTTGCCGTCGGTCAGCATATGCGCCATACCGCCACCGAGCGACTCCGGGCGCGGGAACTCGCAGTAACAGAGCGGGCTGATAATCAAGTGTTGCAGTGTGATCCGGTCCAACCGGCGCTGCTCGATGCCGCGATTCTCCATGCACCATTTGGCGAAGTGCTCCTCGACCGGAGTGACCACGATCTCCAGTGCCTTGTACTCGTCCGACTTCTGCATACGCTCGGCGGCCACCATGGTGGCGACACCCTCGTACACGTGAGTGAACACCTGCTCGTGCAGACCAATGTCATTGAGCGTCAGCATTTGAATTCTCCCGTCTGGCCCAGCCAAGATAGGGCTTGTAATCGGCTTTACAAGAGACCAAGTGTGAGCACAGGTTACTCACAGGAAGGGAACAGGAAATGACCACACTTATCCCCACCGTCGGCACCATCAGCCACGGCACCCTCCGTACTGAAGACCTGCTCGTCGCCTTTGCCGACGCGCTCAACACCTACGGCAGCGGCGAGGGCAACGCCAAGCTGGTCATGGAAGCGTTCGAAGCGGTGCAAGCCATGACCACCAATATCATCGATGGCGACGAAGCCAGCGAAATAGTGGCTGAACTGGAAGACTCCCTCGACGAGATCGCCGCCCAGCATGGTCTGTGCTTCGGCGCACATGAAGGCGACGGCTCCGACTTCGGCTTCTGGCCCATCCCAGAATCAGACGAGAACCAGCCATGACCGACAAGCTCGATCCCGACCACATCGAATGGTCCCGCAACCACTTCAGGATCATCGCCGACGGCGGCGTCTGGGGTGTTCCGCGCAGTGGGCTGATGTTCACCAAGCGCGGCAACAACAAGCTCGTCCTGACGGCGCGCATGCCCTACGTGGCGGGGATGCCCTGCTCGGCCGACGAACTGGCCGAGCAGCAACAGGGCGACTACGAGGGCATCAAACGCTACATGGAGGCGGCCGGCGTAATCGTCGAGGACGCCACCACTTAATCGGCGGGACGCGCCGGCCGTATACGCTTGCTCTTGCGCGGGCGGCGGACAGGCGTCCCGCGAGTAATGGTGGTGGTAGCCTTGTCCACCCGTACACGCGACATGACGGCAAAGACTTCTCCTGCCGTAGGCAGATCACCGGGCTTCGGCCTGTCCTCCGGGCCGATGCCCGAAAAGCCCAGTTCGTCCTTAAGCCGCTGCGGGTTCTGAATGAAGACCATCGGCATGGTTACGCACTCCCCTCCATTGGCGCGGTCGTCCCGTCCGGCAGCACCTTCACGTCCGGTTCAGGCAGGTTCAGAATCTCCTGTAGCTCGTCGAGGGTGGGCGGCAGCTTGGCGACGCGGAGCGGTTCGTGGATCGCTCGGCGCACGGCTTGCACCGCTTCCGCCACCCGCCCACCATTGACGCCAAACAGTGCGGCGACGTCGTGCTGGTTCATGCCGAGCATCAACACTGCCCACGCGAAGCGCAGGTTCATCTCGGCGTCCGGGGTTGGTCGATTCACGAGACTGCCGCTTCGTCCTCGACCAGTTCGAGCTTCGGCTTGTTCTTCTCCCAGATCAACTGGTACGACCGACTCTCAGTGCTCATCAGGATTTCACGCAGGCGCGCTTCGCCGAGACGACCAAGACTAACCAGTGCAGCGCGGTCCTGAACGCTCGGTTTTCTAGCGTTAGAAAACCGATCTACCCACGCCCCGAAATCTTGGTCGGCGCGTAACTTTTCTCTCGCCGCCGCCAGAACCAGTGCCTTGGTTATCGACCCCTCGGTCCACGATATGAGGCTGTCAGTGCACACCTTGTCGGCGGCGGCGAACCGCTTCTCCAACTCGGCAAGCGTGACATCGGAAAGACCCGACGTGAACTCACGTCGTCGTCGTTTGGCATTGGCGGCCGGGCCTCGCTCAGTATTGCTCGCCCGCTTGCGCTGTCGATCCTTCTCGGTGTCCTCGACCTTCTTTTTCTCAGTGTTGAGACGCGCCACCTCGACCTTCGACGCCGCCTTGGCACGTGCGGCTTCGGCCTTGGCTTCGGCAACCAGCTTTGCCTTGCGAGCCTTTTCGAGTGCGGCCTGAAACTTGGCTTCTTCGCGCTCCTTCTTCTCCACCGCAGTGGCAGCTGCCAACTCGTCCTTGACGATTTGATCGTCGGTCTCGGTCAGCAAATCGCGATAGCGCATGATAACCGGCAAAGCGATGCGCAGTTCGTCAAAGCACCAGTTGTACAATTTGGCGTCGCCGACGACCGTCCTGACTTCACGCAACACAGTGAAAAACGATGCGTACTTATCGCGACCGCTCTTCCACAGAACCTTCAGCCTTTGCGCCTGCTGCTTGAGATCGTCCATTGACGTTCCTCCATGATTTCAACGCAAGGAGGGAGCGGGGCGCAAGCCCCACTCCCCTTCCTCTCGGATATGGACGATTTACTTGCTGGCCGACTTCTTCACCGGCCGTAATGCCGGATCGGTATCTGCCTCTTCCGCATTGGCCGGCTCGGCAGGCTTGGTATACGTCAACAGGCGCTTGGCGAGATCACGCTTGGCATGCATGCGCACACCCTGATTGTCGCGCGCGCCGGCACGAGAGACGATATCCTTCATCGGTATGTCTTTAAGTTCAACGATTGCGCCGTCGAGCGAATCGAAGAGCGAGGCGACCTTGGCTTTGTCGTCGGGCGAAGCCGAACGCTCCGAGTGCTCCTTGGCGTGGAACGCCTCAACCTCCTTGATGACAGCGAAAACCTGATTGATGTCCTTGACGCCGGTCCTGTCGGCGATGCCGCTGATGGTCTCGATTGCACTAAGGAAGTTCATGGCAAACTCCTTACTGGAACGCCCCTGACTTGTCACGGCTCGTGACAACGTTGAGCGGGTGGGCGGTTGCCGCACCATCACAAGGCTATGCCTGTTCGAAAGCGTCCGTCAAGCGAAAGTTGATCAATCCTAAAACGGGACTAAGTGGTACTCAGTGATACTAAACGGGACTAAGCGGAAAAAGAAAACCCGGCAGCGGAGGGGGAGGGGCCGCTGCCGGGCTACGCGAGGGTGCAACACTAAGGCATGGTGCATCGTCCATGAGAACCCGACGCACCGCTACCATATCTGGTGCATCGGTTAATATGTTCAAGGGTCCGGGGCCACATCCCATGGCACCAGATTGCGTCCGCTGTAGACGTGCAGGACGCCGGTCGACATCTGCTGGACGATGTAGCGGAGACCATCGTTGCTTTGCAGCGGCGCACCGGTATCGGCGTCGAGGGCACGGCCGACAGCGATGACCGTGCCGGCGAAACGCACCTGTCCGTACTGGTAGACGACGAGGTCGCCGATCTCGTACTTGTCGCTCACGATGGTTTGCCTTTCTTCTGCCGGCGCGCTTCCACTTGAGCAAGTATGGTTTCGATCTTGTCGTGCTTTTCGTCGATGATCCGGTCGAGGGCGACCAGCTTGGCGAAATCATCACAACACCGTGCCAGTGCGTCGGCGAGATGTCGGGTCATGGTCTCAAGCTCGGTAATCCGCTCGGCCCGCTCGAAGACCAGTTTGGTCAGACTGGCATTCTCGGTGAGAGTGCAGTCGAGGTCGCTGAGACAGCGCTCAGCTTCGTCCAAGCTCTGGAAGGGTAGCTCAGGGTGACGGTTGACGCCGCCATAAGCCCCGCGAACTCTGTCCCACCACGCGGCCCTTTCCTCTGCTGTCGTCTTCAGTGTGCTCATCGGCGGCGGGCCTTGGTCCAACCCAGCTGGATGACCTGACTGAGATGGCGTGAAAACACACCGACCATGGCGATGTGGAGCTTGGCGCTCGCCGGCTTGTCCTTGGCGCTCTGGGCGATCATCGAGCCAAGCATCATCGCTCCCAGTTCGTTGATTGCCAGCATGACCAGTCCGATGTTGCTGGCACGCTCACGCTCGTGGTCGACGAACTGGCGGATGGTCTCGCCGACACCGGTCGCCAACAGCCGGCCCTTGACGTTCTCCAGTTCACTGGGCGAGAGCAAGAGCCGGTCGATCATGGTCTGGTCGAGTTCGTGCACTTCGTACTTGGGCGGCCTGTCGGCTTGGTTTCAGTATTTTGCAGACCAGCCAGTTTGCCGAGGATTGCGAAGAAACGGTCAATTTCCTGTTCGGTGGTATCTGTCTGATTGGTGTCGTCTGAATTTCCCATGGTATTTTACCTTTTCGTTTGTCTGTCAGTGTATTTTACCTCGCGTGCGCGGTTACCCTTACGTTACCATTACCGTTATCACTATCATTCAGGAGCGAAGGCGAGGCCACCCTACCCGTACACTGATATGGCCACTGACAACTAAGTGTCAATGATCAGTGTACGAGTAGGGTTCCTCACCTAAGCGATATCACCCTATCGCTACGGCGGCAGAGGTTTAGATCAGTGTAAACACTGACCCGCGTCCCGGCCCGCTGCTACGGCCACCGTGGTGCCTTCGGACGCTTCCCGTGGTAGGCACCTATGTAGCGCACGACCGCCACCGTAATGGCACACCCGGTCCAGTCGTTTGCGGGGTCTTTTGGCTATCGCTATGTGCTTCGTTGTGCTAATGCAAAGTCGCCGACCCGTGACCCGACTATAGCCGATCCGCCCGGGTTTGCAAAAAGGGCTGGAAAATTGGCCAAACCGCTAATATCTATGGGCTTCGGCGCGGCTTGAAATTAAGGAAAACTACCCATGACCATTGCTACCCGCCAACTCCAGAACCAGCTTCGCGCGCTGTGGACCACGGCCGACGTTTGTCGTGTGCTCAAGGTGACCTCGATGACCGTGATCACTTGGCGGCAGACACGTGGCCTGCCGGCGCTCGAAGTTCCCGGCAGCAAGCGGCCAGCTATTCGCTTTGTCCCCAACGACGTCCTCGCTTGGGCAAAGAGGAATGACGTTCCCACTTACCCACTGATCGAGCGTCTAAAGGACGACGATACTGTCCCTGCTCATCGACCAGTCAAACAGCCGATCAAACAGCCGATCAAGCGGCTGACGTTCGCCGAGTGGACCGCTGCGTAGTCATCCATGGCCGAGGCTCCCGGCGTCCCTCTAACCGCGATCCTAAGCCAGCTGCCGAAGCTGTCGGCAGCTGACTTGCGCACCGTCGAGCAAGCCATAAAACGTCGCAAAGACGCAGCCACCAAAGCACTCGCCAGTGTAGGGCCAGAACCTACGAAGTTAGGTCAGCACGGTGTGATCCTACCATGGGGCGAGGTGCTACTCGACTGCATCATCGAGGTCACCAGCGAGACCATCGGCTACTCCATCGGCAAAGAGCATCTGCGCAAGATGACTGCTTACCACACATCGTTCCGACCCAAGCTGCCGGGGCTGATCGAGTTCATCGAGCACGCTGCACCAGAGTTCCAGCAGCGGCGCGCCATCTTCAGGCTCGGCGTCGAGTTGCTGTTTGGGTATCTGCACCGACCAGATCGCATGGTCGGGCCGCAAACACTGATGCAACAGATTCACCGCCTGCCGGACGCGCTCAATGCGCAGTTCCCGGGATATGCACAAGCTGGTCTGCTCGGCCTTGTCGCGCGTCATGAGACGCTTGCGTGAGGAAGACCACACAGCGAGAACGTGACGATGTTCGCCGGCTGTGCGAAGACGAACTGGCCAAACCTGAAAACCAAGACTTCCCCGATTTCGCAGTCATCACACTGCATGCAACGGGGGTCTTGGCACTACTGGACGAGTTCGAGCAGGCACTCACCGAGATCATCCAACTCAAGATCGCGTATAACGAAGAGCGGCGAGCGCGCATAAGGAACGGCTACCATGGAGCATGAATTCACCAGTCGCTACGACGCACTCGGTATGAACCCACCCGACCCAGAAACCATGTGCAAAGGCCAGTGCGAGGGCACCGGCTGGGTGCCGGTCGCCAAAGACGACACGGAAGAGCCGTTCCATACACTCTGGCTTGAGGCTGAAGCCACGAAGCCGACCGACGACGGCTGGCACTTCGTCAAGTGCCCGGACTGCGCCGGCACCGGTCTGAAGGCCACCTGACCATGGCAAATGTCGACAAGCCTACCAAAGCACTGCAAGAGAACGTCCTCGCGATGCTCCTGCACAACGAGAAGCAGGGCAAGCTCGTCGCCGGCATGGTCGACCCTGAACTGTTCGAGGGCGACTACGGCGTCATCGCCGAGCGTGCCGTCGACTACTGGAAGCGCTACGGCCGCGCGCCGGGTGCGCAAGCCGGCGACCTGATTGCCGACATCATCGACGCGGGCGACGCCAAGGCGCGGCTCTACGAGGAGATTCTGCGCTCGACCATCGAACTCGCCGACACGATCAACGAAATATACGTGCTCGACCAGCTGCGTGCGTTCGTCCGCGCCCAACAGATCAAGCGCGCCATCATGCAGTCGGCCGAGCGGGTCAACGCACTAGCCGAATTGGCCACCGACGAGGTCGAGGCGATCTGGAACGACCTCCTGCGCAAGAAGGATCAGATCGCGTTCGACCGGGGCCTGTCGCTCGCCGAGTTCGACCGTGTACTCGATTTCCTCGATAGTCAGCAGCTTGAATTCCCGACCGGGATAACGGCGTTTGACAAGGCGTTCATTTGTCCAGCACGCGGCACAGTGTTGTTGCTGCTCGGACCATCGGGCAAGGGCAAATCGTGGTTCTGCGTCCACCTTGGCAAGATGGCACTGATGCGGAACAAGCGCGTGCTGCACATCACCTTGGAGATGTCGGAAGAGCAGGTGGCCCAGCGCTATTACCAGTCGCTGTTCTCCGCTTCGAAGCGCAACAAAGAGAGCGAGGTCGGCAAGTTTCGCGGCGAGAAAGACGACAAAAGCCTCCCACTCGTCACCTTCAGTAAGGTGGACAGCGACTTCCTCTTGCGCGGCAACTATGCCCGCGACGAGTTGGAATTGCGGCTCAATGCGGTGGTCGGCGCACGTATCGATAACCTGATCATCAAGCGCTTCCCAGTCCTCTCCATGGACGGCTTGGAATCCTACCTCGACGGCCTCCAGAACCATGAGAACTGGACGCCTGACATGGTCATCCTCGACTACTGGGGCTTGATCGATCCGAAGGTGCGCGCCGACGAGTACCGGCTGGGTATGGGCCGCGCCTTCAAGCAGTTCCGCTCGCTCATGGTCGCACGCAACATGGCCGGCGTGACACCCAATCAGGTGACCCGCAAAGGCATCGAGTCGACCTCGAACAAGATGACCGACGCCGCCGAAGACATCTCGGTCGCCTACACTGCCGACATCGTACTGAATTACAGTTCGACCGACCGCGAGCAGCGACGCGGGCTGGGTCGCCTGTACGTCAGCAAGGGCCGCGATGAGCGCGATAAGTTTGGCGTGTTCCTGATCCAGAGTTACGACACCGGACAGTTCGCCATAGATTCGAGACCGATCACCGCAGAGGTCTACAATCTGATTGCCAAATTGTCGGAAGATCGCGAGGATGACGACGAGACCAGTGCTGACGACAAAAACGAGAGACGTTTCGCATGACCAAGTGTCCCTACGCCAAATCCGATATGACACCATGCGTCCTGAAAGATGGCGCGATCTGCTTCGCCATGAACGCACGCGGCAACCCGATCTGCGTCGGCTGCGAGAAAACACCCGAAACACTGGGTGTACCGACACCATCCCCATGGCCACCGCCACCAGTTAAAACCAAGCGCTAATGGGCATCATTCCCAAAAGGGCCATCGAGAAGTTCCTCGACCGCGAGCGCGACGACCTGCGCGACTGGAAGAAGCTCGACGACGCTGAACTCGACGCACTGATGTGCACGCTGCCAGTGATGCCGCCGATCTGGTACACACTGCGCCTCGAACAGAAGGTTTGCTTTCTGATTGGCGCGATGCGCCGTCGCGCCGCCTTCTGGGTGGACACTGGCATGGGCAAGACCCTGCTGACCATCGCACTGACCAGATACTTCCGCCGCCTCGACGTTGTCGACACCGTGCTGGTCTTGGTCCCCTACAAGATCGTCAAAGACTCGTGGGAGAAAGAGATTCAGAAGTGGTCGCCGAATACCAAGTACACCATCCTGCGCGGCACGAGCGCCGAGAAGTGGGAGCAGCTGGAATCGGCGCGCGCGTCCATCGTGGTCGAGACCTATGCCGGGCTGGCCCGCATGGTCAGCCCGCTGAAGACGGTCAAGCGCAAACGTGGCGGCCGGGCTGTGCCGGTGGACAAGCTGATCATCGACGAGAGGCTGGTCAAGCGCCTCCAGAAGCACGTCGACGGCGTCGTCTGCGACGAGAGCAACCATGTCGGCGCTCACGACACCCTGCCCTTTCGCATTTGCCGCCGGCTGGGCAACGAGGCCGGCATCTTCTTTCTGCTCGCTGGCACCCCCTTCGGGCGCGATCCTACGCCCCTGTGGGCGCAGATGTATCTGGTCGATGGCGGCTACTCGCTCGGCGAGACGCTCGGTCTGTTCCGCGCCGCGCTCTACAAGAGCAAGGAGAACGCCTTCGGCGGTCAAGAGTGGAGCTTCGACGACACCAAAGCGAACATGGCCAAGCTCAACCGGCTGCTCGCCCATGGCTCGATCCGCTACGAGGTCGAGCAGAGCACACTGCCGGTGCTCAGCCACATCGTCCGCGAGGTGGGATTGCCCGCCGATGCGCAAGAGTACTACCAGCGCGCGCGCACCGTGATCATGGAGGCGAAGGGCAGCTATCGCGAGATGAAGAACGCCTTTCTCAGGATGCGCCAGATATCGTCCGGCTTCGTCGGCTACCATGACGACGACAACGGCGAGAAGGCACACTATGTTTTCCCGGAGAACCCCAAGCTCGACACGCTCATGGCACTGATCGATTCGATCCGTGAGGACCGCAAGATTCTGGTCTTCCACGATTTCGTCCACAGTGGCGAGGTGATCACGGCGGCGCTGACCACGGCCGGCATCAGCCACATCAAGTATGGTGGCAAGCAGACCAATGCCGCCGGCCTCCTGCAACGCTTCGAAAGCGATCCACGTCTGCGCGTCTTCGTCTTGTCGACGGCCGGCGCTTACGGCCTGAACCTGCAAGCGGCGCAGTACGGGATTTTCTACGAGTCACCGGTCCCGGTGATCACGCGGAAGCAAATGATCCGCCGGTTCGAGCGCCAGAACTCGCCGCACGACCGCGTGTTCCTGTACGATCTAGTGGTGACCGGCACCATGGATCAGCGCATCCTCGCCTTCTACAAGGCCGGCATGAACCTGTTCGACGCCATCGTGCGCGGCATCGAGAAAGTTTAGAAATTGACATACTCCAGCGCCGGGTTGCCGTTCGGCCGACGCCTTCCGGTTTTGACGTGTCGGTGCCAGCCGCTCGGCTCGCCGTCCCCGGTCCACTGATTGAACCCCGCCATGGCCTGCTCCAACGTCGCGTAACAGTAGCGGTCGTTGTAGCCGTACCAATCGACGTCAACGTGTAGGGTCCAATGAAAGAGCAGCCGCATGACCCCGATCACGCGACCGTCCGAGAGGACACGCAGCGCGATGTACTCGACCTTGACGTCATCGGGGATGGTGTCAAGAACACTCATTTAACGGTCGCGGAGACGAGCCAGACCTTGGCATAGTCCGAGCTAGAGCACTCCCACCTGACCTTCTCATTGACCTCGGCTGTGACCTGAGCGCGACCTTGCGTCAGACCGATCATCTGGCCTCCCCACATGCCGATGATCATCCCGCCAACTCCACAGACCAACATTGCCAACGAGACCATTTTACTCATCGAGACCAGCCTCCAAAGCTTCAGCCAGAGCCAGACAAAAATTGGCGTTGATGCGGTGCCGCTCGACCGTCTTGGCGCGCTCGACCATGATCGGATCGTCAGCCAAGGCACCAGTGGTCACCGTGCGTGTGCGCAGCGCTTCGGCGTGCTTGCTCGCATTGTCAGCCTGTGCTCGCAGACTGTCGACGACCGCGCTCCAGTTCATTCGCCTGTCTCCTTGACCTCGTGGCGGCCACAACGTGGGCAAGGCTTATCCATAAAGCGGTACCGCCTCCCCTTCCAGCCGCATGCCTCACAGAGCACGGTCAGCTGCTGGTTGGCCGGCACAGACACGAGGCCGGTGCCGCCACAGTGCCAGCACGTCTCCTCACGTGGCTTCATCGTCGCCGGCCATTTCTCTGGCGAACTCGTCACTGGCATGACGTTGCACCTTGGCTTCGCGGCCCTCGTTGTAAGTGCGCGCGAGCACGACCGACTCAGCGTTCATCTCGGACCATGCCGTCATCGCGTTGGCGAGTTCCTCGAAGTCACGCTTGCGGTGGCGGGAACCATGGCGGTATCCGACCAGATCACCGAGTACGCGATTCGCCACGACCTGCTCGACTGGCGTCCCTTCCGGCGACGGCAATCGTCCTAGCACCTGCTTCCACTGCTCGACCGTTCTCGTGTTCACGCTCATGATCGTTGCTCCTGTCAGTGTTAAAGTGGCTTGACGCGCTTCGCTGGTAAATGACTACCCGCCTTAAAGCGGGGGAGGAGGCCAGAGCACGCCCTTGATTCCGACTGGGGACACCCACGGTTACCCATTGGGGCCTTGACGTTGACCCGTTGCCACTGCGGCTGTCGATTAGTAACCCTCCTCCGGTACCTAAATGTTTTCGTAAGTCTCTCGCATGACCTGATCATGCTTGTCGCCGACGTTCTTGATGAACTCGACGGCGGTCTCGAAAAACTTCTTCTCGACCGGATCGGATTCGTTCTTCGCCTCGGCCTCGATGATGCGAATGGCGGCGGCGCGCGCCTCAGCGTTGTACAAGCGCACCTTGCCCATGAAAGTGAATAAAGCCTGCGCAGTGCGCTCGCCCTCTTCGCTATCGAATTTTCTGGTTCTCTTGGTCATGGTCTTGGTCCCTTCCAATCCTTGTTCAGTATGACGACCGGCTGGTCGTTCCGCCACTTCCGGCCCTTCGCCGTCTCCATGGCGAAGACCCGGGCGACGCCCTCGCGTGGCCATTCCGGCCAGATCACGGAGGCCGGGTTCATGGCCGGGCGGGGAGCTTCTCGTGGAGCGAGAAAGTCCACCGCCATCAGGGCCTTGGTCACCTTACACCTCCTTGTCTTCTTTGGTTTCGAGGGAGAAGTAACGGATAACGGCTTTCAGCCATTTCAAGAGAAGGCGTTTCATGGTCTTGGTTCCCTTCCTTCCTACACCCCTGATATAGGAGAAACCGGGCTACTTTACAAGAGCTAAAGCGATTAGTGGTTCTTGGCGAAACCACCTTCCCAGCCGGGCGGGTCTCTTGGCTCCCAGTTATCGATCAACCAGTGTATCATGCCACGAGCGGTGTCGTGGGTGAGAAAGCGGACGCCGTCCTGTGCTTCCTCGTCGAACTCGTTGACCAAGTAAAAACCGTCCTTGTCGGAGGCGACGGTGAATTCGTGAGGGTTCCCAACGTACTCGGTCTCGCGTGGGTCTTTTCCGTAAATGGTCATTGTCTTTCCCCTTCCTTTACATCATACATATGAGCGACGCCCCGTCAAATCAAGTGCATGCACCGGAGATCAGCCATGCGTATCGACGACTTAGTAGACGATCTGATTCAAATCTACGCCCTCGCCAAACTGCCGATACCCGAGTCACGTGCCATCGCACTGCGCCTGTTGGAAGAGACCGTCGAACTGTGTCTGGCGTGCGGCGCGTCGCCAGCTGACATATCTGTATCGATCCATGATGCCCTGAAGAACGAGCATGAGAAACATCCAGAGGTCGGCTTCAACGACAGCGTAGTCGCCAACCAGTCCGAGATCATTGGAGAACTGGCCGACACCGCTCTCTTGCAACGCTTTACCCAACGTCTCTCGGCGACATTCGACGACGAGTTACTGACCGCTGCTGATGGCAAGATCAAGCGTTTAACTAAAGCTCAGCGTAACGGTACATTACGCTGGACAGCCGACGGTAGGTTCTATCGGAACAAATCCGCAACCTCGACCGTTGAAGATGCCCCGGCCCATCCGGGCCGATCAGCGGAGGTCTTTCCAATGACCCAGAATAAAGGTAAGTATCAGGGACAGGACGTGCAGATCGTTCGTCCCGCCAAGCAGGGCGATCAAGGCTTCGACGCCGCCAAGGGTGATCAGGTCGTCATCAAGGGCAGCGATGGCAAGGAGAAGACCGTCTCCAAGAGCGAAGTCCAGTCCGGTGAGTCTGCGTAGTAACCGCGTTCCCCTTTGATCTATTCTCAAGTGGAGAACCCCATGAATAACACCGAACCGCAGTATGCAGGCTACCAAATCGTCCGACCGGCACACGGCGGCGACAAGGGTTTCAACCATGACCCGGAAGCCGGCGAGCAGGTCATCATCAAAGGTGGCGGCGGTGAAGAGCGGGTAGTTCGTCGCGAAGATATCGGCGACGTCGTGCTGCGTGGTCACCCGCACCTCAATGACCCGCAGAGCACCAACAACATGTCCGCCGGCACTGGTGCTCCCGGTATCCCGCCGCGCGAGCCGGGCGACGATCCCGAAGCAGTCATGAAGAGCGATCCACGCGGTGGATCGACGGTCGGAAGCATCAGCGGCAACTTCGACGAAAAGCCGTCTCGTCAGGTGCCCCGGCTGCGGCCAACGAAGCGCGAACGCGACCGCGAGCGGGCCGAAGCCCGCGCCAACGGCTGAACCAACAGCTGAAACGACAGGCCCTCGCCTTACAACGGGGGCCTTGCTATCCTCCTGCCTCACCAGCAGGAGGACAACACCATGCCCACCACGCCTTTGACGGTCACTTGGCAGGGACAAGAACGGCGCGTCCTGCGCATCGCATATCCCAACGACGAAGGCTTCGACCCGGAAGCCCCGCCCAACTCGCAGGTCGTCATCAAGATGGGCGACGGCAGCGAGATCGTGGTGCCGATTACTGGCGACGACACAGCCCCACCAGAACCAGAACCCACCGAGCCGCCCACCGTCGTGGACGCGCCCTACGTCTCGCAGAGCGGCCAGACCCTCAACTGCACGATGGGCAACTGGAACGCCATGGGGACCGGCACCTACGCTTATCAATGGCAGCTGGATGGCGACGACGTATCCGGTGACGGTGCGAACTACACGGTCACCCCTGCCGATGTCGGCAAGCAAGCACTCTGCGTCTTAACCGCCACCAACTCAATCGGCTCAGAAGAGTCGACCTCGAACGAGATCACCATCGTCTAAACGAAAGAGGCCCCTCCGACGCTAGGGGCCTCCCACGACGCGGTCAGGTGAAGCGACACTTGATGAACTGGAATGGCCGACTGTCAGCGGCCCCGCGTCGTTCTACTTAGCTCCCAGCTTGGTGCACTCTGGCCCCAACCCGCGAGCAATGCTCGCCGGCACGGTCAGCCGCGCGCCACACCGTCCACAGCGCCCCTCGTGCCAGAACTCGACCTGACCGAGAGTGTGTGGCTCCAGCGTCTGAGCCTTCTTGATCTCCTTCAGCAACCACGCGAAGCCCGTGATCGCCTTGCCCCACTTTGGGTCAGCCGGCGTGATCTTGGACTTGCTGGTCTGTCCGAACTCCCACACCTTGATGTCGACGTTGTCGTAAGTGCGGACGACGCCGACGTACTCGTAGGCGTACTTGTCGGCGTTGTCGGTACCGGTGAACAGCGACACGAAATAGACCGGGCCGTCGTCGGCCTTGGTCACCTTGTAAGTGTAGCGACCGGACTTGCCGACCAGCGTGAAAATCGCCTTACCGGAAAAGGTGAAGGCGGCGATGTCGAGCGGGTTGGTGATCTGCGCGCGCTCGAATTCGATCTTGGTGTTCATGGTCTCGTTCCCTTCTAGCATGGCGGTTATGTTGCCGCCACGCTTTATATGATGCAAA